AAATGTTATTAATGGGTCAAGATAACTTTCATGTCCTTCTGCTGAATGAGTATATTGAGATGGTTTAAAATCTGGTGCACCCTCTCCTGTTGCCCATAAAGCAGGACTTGTTGCTCTTACTCTATTATTAGGTAAAGCAACTAAATTACCTTTCCATTCACAATCTTCTGTAATATATAAAACATGAGATTGTTTATGTTGTGCGGGACAATCTGCAATAGAGTTTCCTGTGTAATCAACTGTAAATAAATATTTACCAGTATAAAAATTATTATCTATTTTACATAACCAAGGACTAGAACTTACTCTATCCATAACTACTACAGAATGTTCTCTTGATTCACAATCCCAAGGTTGTGCTAAATGGTCATCCATAGGTTCTGCCCATTCTTCTACAGGTATATCTGCAACTAAACCTTGTATAGGCATCCTTGCCCACATTGCTCCACCATGAACATTATTTTCAGAATCTTCACAACCTGTAAATACTACTTGAAAACTTAATGACCTATCAGGAATAGTATTAACTGCTATAGCTAATGCATGTATAAACTCTCCATGATATTTTTCGTGATTTGCTGTAAATTCTTTTCTTACCCAACATTTAAAATGCGGTATATTACTTATAAGGTAAGACATTTATTTATATCCCCCACCTGCTTTTTTATAAGCTTTTGCTAACATTTGTGCTTTCCTTGCTGACCATTGTCCAGGTCTACCACCTTTACCACCAGCTTTTATTCTATTAAATATACGCTTACGCATACCTGGTTTTGTATAATTACCAGCTTTATTTACTGTGCTTTTACCTTTTTTAAATTCTGTAACTAATTTTTTTGCTCTACTCATTATACAAATCTCGCTAAAAATACAACTGCAACAATAAATGGATAAACTGCCCAAATCATATTATCTAATTTATCAAATCTTTTTGAGCCATCTTCTAATCTTTTATCAATACTTTTGTATAATGCTTTACATTCTCTTTCGTGTGCTTCTATAGCACTTAAAGCATCTTTAATTGTTGCCATTATTATTCCTTATTATTTTTTGCTTCTTCTTTTGATGTATCTTCTGCAATATTTTTAGTATATTCTGCAAGAAGGTTAGTAAAAACTGATTTACTAGCTTTTACTTGGTCTAATTGAAAATTTAATTGATTTTCTTTTTGAGTTAAATCTTGTATTTGAGCTTTACAATATTTTTGTTCATCAGTTAGTTCTATTTTTTTTGACATAATTAATCCTCTAATAAAAATTAATTATACTGCACTTTGCTATCAAACTGAAATCTATTTAAATTACTCAGTTAAAGTTTTAGTAACACTTGTTGGTGATACTTTTTCAGCTATCTCTGCATCTAATGACGCTTTCATAGCTGTAACTGTATCAGCAGTTAATGCTGTTTCAACCCAGCCTTGTACGTCACTTTCTTTTAAACTTGACCAATTAATAAAACTAGATAAATCATCTGTGCTTACACCTTGGCTACCATACATAGTAGCTGTCCAATTATTACCATCACTATCTTTGTTAGTGTCGTCTGTTGCAGTAAGTCTCCAATGTACGTTATGCACTACATTAGATTTACCACTTTTAGAGGGGTAAGTATCGCATGTTTTACAATCCCAAGTATATCCTATTGCCATATTATTCTCCTTTCAAAGTTTTTATTTCAGATTGTAAGGCATCAATCTGTTCTTGTTGTTCTTGTATAGCTTTTATAAGTGGTGTTACTAATTTACTATAATCCATAGAATAAACATCACTTTCTTTATTGTGTGTTACAGCGTTTGGCACTATAGGTTCTACTTCTTGTGCTATTAAACCATCTTGTTTTATGCCTGATTTTTTCCATTCAAAATGTACTGGGTTTAATTGATTTATAACTTCTAAACCTTTTGCCTCACCAAGCACATTTTTAAGTCTTGCATCTGAAGAAGTGTTATAAGCTGTTGTATTTGTACTGCCGTTTGAAGTAATTTGACCACAAAAATCACCAATACCATCTCTAAAAATAATCATACCAACATTAGCATTTGCTGTAGAACCATTTAAAACAGTCATAACATCACTTGTTGTAGTACCTTGCACATCAAAGAATGTTCTTTGTGTTGTAGTTCCAACAGAAAGACCACCTCCAGAGTGAATCCTCATTCTTTCTGTATCGCTTGTACTAAATCGCATAGGTATTGCATCAGCAGTATGAACAAACATAACTGAACCTGCCATACCAATATAACCATCTTTATCAGTATCAGATTCGTGTACTAAAACCATAGGCTGAGTACCACTTACATTAATACCACTAGCAGAGCCAAAAGAACCTGCATTAAATGTAGAAGCACTTTCACCTAGTAACAAATTACCAAAAGCATCAATAGTTATTCTTTCTCTAATATTAGAACCATTATGAGTGCTGAATCTTATTTGTGTTGCTTCGGTAGAGTGATTAGTGAATCTAGCATTTATAGATGCTCCAGTTGTATTATCATTATCAAAATATATTGCCGCATTATTGTTGTTTGTTGTACCAGCATTTTGAATAGTTATACTAGGACAATTACCTCTACCAACTTCTGTATATAAATCTCCAGCTGAATTATTAGTGCCCGTAGCATGAACTAAACTATCTGGAGAAGTTTCACCAAACCCTGTGAACCCAGTTACACCATTAATTCTTACAGCCTCACCTAAAGTTTTTACTCTAAACTGTATGCCATCATCACCATTTTTATTTTCTATTACAGCACCTTCTGTAGATGCGTACATACCAAATCTATAAGTAGAAGTTCTACCTATTTGTATTGCAGGATTAGTTGTATCACCAGATGTTGTACCCTCACCAACTTGTAAAGTTGCGTTTGGATTTGTTCCTCCAATAGAGACTTTTCCACTTTCTGTTACTAAAAGTAAAACATTATTACTTGCGTCTACAGCTGTTTGGTTGTGTCCAATAACAAAGTTTTCAGCAGTTCCATCATTATTAGAATCTATATTTATTCTTAAAGAGTTAGGCGTATTAATAGATAAGTTATTACTTGTGTTGGTTTGTATGTTACCTGCGGCTATAGTTAAATCATTTATTGTGCCTGTAACATCTATACCATCACTAGCTGTACTTAAAACTGTTGAGCCTAAATGTTTTAAAGCTACAGTTCCACCATCGCCACCATCAGTACAAGTTAAATAATCAAAACCATCTGAATCTTGTAATTGTAAATTACTACCTCTTACTAAAAGACTACCTGTTCCACCTTCTTGTATTCTTGAATTTGAACCATCGTGGTAAATTTGTAAATCATCACTAGCACCAAACTTAGCTTTTGCATTATCTGCAAATTCAAATGAATCATCTGATTGGTCAAAAACAATATTATTACTGCTACCTGTAAGTGTTACATCTCCATTAACTGTTAATCCTGTAAGAGTTCCAAGACTTGTAATATTTGCTTGTGCTGCTGTACCAAGTGTTCCTATTATATTTTGTGCAAATGTTACTTGTCCGCCATCAGCTATAGTCATGGCATCATCTCCATCAGTAAATTCTATTAGGGGGGTTTGTATGGAAGAACTGCTTTCAATGATGCCACTTGTTTGTAAATTTAAAGAAGCAAAAGCATCAACCATTGCTCCACCTGAACCTGCACCATCAGAATAAATTACTTTAGTTTTACCACTAGGTATTGTTACTGTAGCACCACTACCTTGTTTAATAATTATAGATTGAGAACCAGATGTTCCATTTTCTATAATCCATAATTTAGAAACTGTATTTGGTCCAATAGTTATAGTACAAGTAGAATCTAATGTACCTGTATATTTTAAGAACATAGACCTACCTGGGTCTGTTGCTCCATCTGCTATTGTAGTTGTATGTGTATCAGCATTAGTTGTAATGGCTTCTGTGCCATAACTAAAAGCTTCTGCTATTAATTCAAGATTAGTATTTGTAGTTTCACCCCATGTTCCACTAGCATCGCCAGTAGCCATTTCGTTTAATCTTAAATCATTTACATATGAACTTGCCATTGTGTATTCCTCTTTTTATTTATATTAAGCTACTTCATCCCAATCTGGTGTTTGTGAAGCAGATATTTCTGAATAATTTGCTGTTTGTGTTGTTGATATATTACTATAATTTGGTGTTTGTGAATCATTAATAATAGTCCAAATATTAACACCTTGTATTTTTCCTGTACCTAATACTCCAGTTACATTAATATTTTGACTAATTTCAACACTTATACTTCCTAAACTTGTTGTTCCTTCTAAGCCAGTAACTGATATTATATTTACGCCTATAGTAGTTACTGTTCCTAATCCACTTGTTCCAGATACTCCAGTTGTAGATACTGTAGCTCCTGCAGAAACTGATTCATCACCAAGAGTTCCTACACTAGCTTCTCCTGATACACCTGTTACTGCAGCACCTGCCGTTATAGCATTACCAAGTGCGGATGTTCCTACATTACCTGATGCTGAAATATTAGCAGCAGCTAATACAGTTTCATCACCTAATCCAGATGTTCCTACATTTCCTGTTGCTGATAAATTAGCTGTACCAGTAACAGTTTCACTACCAAGTGCTGATGTAGCACTAACTCCAGTTACACTAACTAAAGCTTTTGCTATTACTGTTTCGCTACCAAGTGCAGTAGTTCCTACAACTCCTGTAACTTCAACTGGTATTGGATTAGACCATTCACCTTGTCCCCAAGTCCCTCGACCCCAACCAGTTAAATTAGCCATAAGCTACTAAGCTATTCTTATAATAGCGTTTGATGCATCTGCTGTTGGAAATTGAATTGTAAAATCACCTGCTGTTGAGGTTTTATCTCCACCAAAAGCTAAAACAGCAACTGCTGGGTCTCCTGAAGCACTATCATTAAATATTAAAGCTCCATTAGCAGTTATAGTAGCTGTACTAAATGTTAAATCTGCAAAGTCAGTTAATGCAGTAGTGCCTGAAGTTGAAGGGTCAACTCTAGTTAGAGTACCACCTTTAGCTGTGTAACCTGTACCACTAACTTCATTAGAAGTTGTATATGCAGTTGTACTTGCACCCAATGATGCAGAACTTGTATATAGTGCTAATTGAAAAGTACTACCACCACTATTTTTAAAATTATGTACACCTTCTAATAATTCTTGTTTAAATGAAGTACACATTGCTTGTGAAATTGCCATTAAAGTCTCCTTATAATATCAGCCATATCTTTATGACCTTGTTTTTCTAATAATCCTGCTACAGTAGCTCTATCACTAGCTATAGCTTGTTTTAAATATAAAAGTACAACTTGTGTCATACTATCTTTAAATGCTTGTGCTTGTGCTTTAACCATAGGGTCAGCATTATCACTAATAGATATTAATCTATCTATAATTCTTTCAGTCCAATATTCAGGACTTAAACCTTTGTTATTAGTAGTTTTAACTGATATATCACCAACATTACTTGTTACATCTAAACTAAACATTATGTTACCTGTTGTCTCACAGGACCAGTCCTATAATTATCTTTAGTATTTTTACCTTCAGCAAATACTTTTAATCTTTGTATTGCTTCTTGAAATCTTTTTTCATAATTAGCCATAATATCTGGTTCACCTTTCATAAAAGTATATGCTTCTACTAGTGAACCATATAATAAACAATCTGGTGCATTTGTGCCTATATAACTTGTTCCATCACTACTTGTTGTAATAGATGTAGGTCTATACTCATAATGTAATTGTGCAGTTAAATTTGCATTAGGAGTTGGTGCTACAATAAAAGTATCTTCATCAAATCTAGCGTAATATTTAGGTATTCCTGTTGTAGAACTATCAGGATATGCTTCTCTAATAAAAGCTACATCTTTAAACAATAAATATTCATAACCACTATTATCTACAGCTAATGAATGTGATGATAAGAAATCTGTAGGTGTTGATAAATATTGATTACCAGATGTAAAAGTACCTGTAACATTTTTTCTAAATACTGGAAGAGATACTAATTTTTGTATTCTATCTTCAGTATTAACAATAAATTCATCTAAATTATTTACAAAAGTAGTTTCTGTATTATTAGTATAATCTTGTATTGCTGTTTTTAATGTTGTAAATGTTAATGCCATTATTCTGTACTCACTTTAACTATTCCTACTTTAGCTTTTAGTAATAACCCTGTTTCTGCAACTGGATTAAAACCATAATATTCAGTAGATGATTTTTTACCTCTATCAGGTCTTGGATTATAAAGTGATTGATTATCTGATGTATCTACTTCACCAATTTTTAATTGAGGATGGTCTATATCAAAACAATCATTACAAACTCTTAATCCATTACGAATACCATCTTCTATTTCGTATTTTAAATCGTTTAACTTATAAGTAAAACCACATCTATCACAGTCTCCTAAAGCTTTTTTTCCTAAAGCATAACTCATCTGTAAAGATTCATGTCAGGTACAAATTTAACTGGAGCTCTTTCTCTATCTGCATTACTTACATCATTCCAAAGTTCATCATACCTTTGTTTAATCATTGGAACTCTATTTACTGCTTCTGGTATTTTAGAAGCTAAATTATATGCAAGTGCATAAGTAAGACATGGTAAATATCTACTAGGTACATCTGCATTATTACTAGCTACATTACCTGCATCTTCTATTCTTTTAATATAATCATAAACTAAAGTATATGTTTCTGCAGAATCAGGAGTTGCCCATAATACTATATTATTAGAAGTAGTTCCTTTATCAATAAAGAATTGAGTTGGTTTTGATTGTAATAATTTTACAGCTTGATGATTATATTCTGTTCTTGATATTCTATTTAGTCTTTGGTCAAATTGATTATCTGTATCTCCTGCATCAGTTCTAATAAAAGCATCTATAACTTCTAAAGCAGAAGATTCTATTGCATAACTACTTGTTCCAGCAGTAAGTGTTTGAGTTGCTTGTTCTATTTTCCAAAGATTTAATCCTTTGTTTTGCCATTCTAAAAATATAAGATTTAAAGCTCTTTTAGCTCCTTTATAATCATAACCAGAACGCAATTCACTACCGCATAAATCATAGGCTTCTTCCATGATATCAGCTAAATCTAATGTAAATGCTGTTGTTCCACTTGTTGCCATTATTTACCTTTCTTTTTTCTAATTGCTTCTTTACCTTTTTTAGCTATAGCTGCTTGTTGAGTTTTACCTGCAACTTTAGCTCTTTGTTCTAATACAGTTAATATTTGTATTTTACGAGCAAAAGGTTTATTTATTCTTTTAACTTTTGCTACAGTTGCTCTAGCATCTGCTGGAGTTTTAAATTTAATACTAACTGTATCTTTTGGATTTTCATCAGTATATAACCTACGACCTGAGCCTTTAGGTTTTTTACCTGTTCCTACTTTAGGGTCTCTACGCTTTCTCAATTAACACTTCCACCTTCTACGAGCTTGTCTAATTCTTGAATTAGGGTCGTTTCTAGTTTTAGCTGAACTGCGTTTTAATTGTCCCAAAGACCTTGCACAATAAGATTTTCTGCGTTTTGCTGCCTTGCTACCTTTTTTTACTTTACCAGTAACAGCAGTTTTTAACTTAGAACCAGGATTTAACCTCCTATAGGCTTTTACACCAGCTTTAGTCATACCAGCACCAGACTTAGTAGGTCTAAAGTTTTTTTTATTTCTAGGAGGCATTTTAGCCTGTTTTCTCATTGGCATAGTTATTTAGTTAAGATTTACCACCTCTGGCATAACCTTTGGTTCTTTTACCACCCATCATGCCACCTTTGGTCTTTTTGCCACCAGCCAAACCTAATACTTTTCTTCTAATAAATCTACCACCACGGAATCCTTGATTTTCCATTGGTTTATCATTAGTCATTCTTGTATTGCCGCCAACACCGAAAGTTCTTTTAACAAATTCTTTGTTTTGTTGAACTCCAGATTCAACCATTCTAGGTTGCCTACCACCAGCCATACCGCCTTTAGTTCTTCTACCTCCAGCCATACCACCTTTAGTACGCTTACCGCCCATCATACCGCCTTTAGTACGCTTACCTCCAGCCATACCGCCTTTGGTTCTTTTACCTCCAGCCATTTTACCTTTTGGTTCTTTACCTGCCATAATTTATTCCTCTATTTAGATGCAGCTTTTTTAGGTCGTCCCCTTTTTTTAGCTGCGGGTTTTTTAGTTGTTTTCTTTTTTGGTTTTTTACCACCAACATAAGCTTCATTAACATCAGGTGTTGATGGGTCATCAGCTACATAATGACCTTTGTCATCTCTAGCTCTAACACCATTCATTTCATCACACTTGCGTTGTGCATCTTCTAAGTCTGGGTCAGGACCAAATATAGGTCTCCATATACCATCATCTGAAGCTTCTAAAACTTTATATTGAGGTGGAAATTGTCCAGTTTCTGAAATTATATAATTTGCCATAATAAATCCTAATTAATCAGAATATACTTTTATCATTTCTATAACGATAGAATAAGTATCTCCTGAAGAGTGTCCTTTAGTAGTAAGAAGAATATCTCCTGTTTTACCACTACCTGCATTATTTGGTAATCCACCAAAATCTTTAAAATCCATATGTCCATTACTACTTTCAGCTAGTTCCATTAAAAGAACATTGCTTGTAGCATCTAAAAATAATTGGACAGACATACCTACGATAGCATGGCTAATACGCATTACTCTAACTTCAGAACAAGCTGTACCTGCTGAGTTAGAAGCTAAGGCAGATACATCTACCTTAGCTACTGCTGATTCTCCTGTGCCATCGCTGACATTGGTAAATTTCATAACGCAATTTCTTTCACCATCTATTATGGTTTGTGTTGTTACTGCATCAGCCATAGTTATCTCCTATTAAGCGTCAGCAAATGGAGTTACTAAAGTGCCTGAACCTAAAATGATTCCTTCTACAGCGTATTTAGCACTACCCATTGCAGTTACCTTAATAATACTACCTGCTAATCCACCTTTAGTTGAGCCATTTAATGTAATGACATCATTAGATGCACCAGAAATAAATGTTTTACCTGTAGCATCATCAACACCTGTATATAAACCACCTACAAATTTATCTGTACCATCTGTAAGTATATCCATATCAGTAGCTGCTGTTTCTACTACAAAAAAGAAAGATGCACCTAAGTTATTTGTTTGATTTGGGTCTCCATCTTCACCTGGAGCTGTTGCTACTATGCTAGGTAAAGTAAACTTACCATCAGCATCATTACAAGTTAATATTTTTCCTGCATGTGCTGCAACAGTAAGTGTAGTGTCTGCTGTTAAGCTAACTACATTTGCATTACCTGCTGATATAAATCCTGCTAATGATTTAACTGGACCTGAAAAAGTTGTTTTTGCCATAATTTTCTCCTCGAAAATAAGTTCTATCGTCTTGGCTTGTCTGCTAGGTCAGTCTATAGAACAATTTAAAAATCCTAGATATTAATAATATAACATAAAAAAAGGGGAGCGTGTGCTCCCCTAAAGTTCTTACGAACTACCTGGTGAACCAAAGATACCTAGTGGGTCAGATACACCGAAAGAATATCTTTCTCTCGCTTTATATCTAACATTACCAGTATCGAAGTCTCCATCCATAGTAGTAGTCAT